AACTCTTCATCTAAATGAAATGATACAAAGAAGTCCATAGATTGTAAATACTGATTAATTAATTTATTCATAACAGGTAGATACTTTTTAATAATTTGTGCTCTAGCACCACTATCGTCTACTATCTGTCTTAATACATCAATATACTTTTTCTCATCAATAACTTTGTCTCTATCTTCTTTTGTTTTGACAAGTTCTTGTTTTAGTCTTACAATCTCTTCTTTTATATTTAGGCCTGAAGTATCTTCTATTCTTAATTTTTCTATCTCGTCTTCAAGTCTATCTGAATATCTTTTTAATTCATCAATAGAAGTATTAAGTTTTGCAACATTAGTTTCTATACTTCTAATTCTTTCTGATACTTTATCAAAGTTAGATATTTTCTCTTCTTGTTTTGTTATCTCACTTAATAGTTGTTTATAACCATCTTGTAATTTAACTACTGCTCTTCGTTCTTCATCTATCTTATCTTGTCTAAATTCTTCTTTAATATCCTGTGTACAAGTAGGACAATTTTTATTCTCTTCAAAAAACTTCAATGCCTTTTTATGTGTTTTTAAATTCTGGTCTATCTTTGCTTCTAGTTTTTGTAGTTGTGTCATCTTTGCTGACACTTTAGTTTTATCTGCTATCTGTAATTGATTTTGTGTAATCTCTTTATTCAGACTTTCTATTCTGAACATATAATCTCTTTTATCGTTTTGTGCTTTATCAATATCTTTCTGTTTTATATCTATCTGGTCTGTATCTCTTTTAGATAAATCATTATAGTGTTGTTCTTGTAGATTAACTTTATTTTCTATCAAGTCTACACTATGTCTTAATGTAGTAATATCTTTTGTAAGTTCTTGTTGTTTACTTCTTAATAACAAGTTCATACTTGCAAAGACTTTAATATCTAATATCTCTTCAATAACATCACGCCTATAACTTGCTCTCATCTTCATAAATGGTTCATATGAAGAGGAACCTAATATAACAACTTGACAAAATGACCTGTAATTTAATTTTAAAATATTTTGTTCTAGGTATTTCTGATAATCTACACCACTTGCATTTTGATTTATAAGTTCGCCGTCTTGGTATATTTCAAATACACTAGGTTTAATACCTCGTCTTACTTTGTATGCCTTAGGACCTATACTAAAATAAACTTCAACCATACTATCTGCATTATTGATAGTATTAATCATCTGGTCTTTCTTAATAATTCTATAAGGTTTATTAAACAAAGCAAAACATAAGGCGTCTAATATAGTTGACTTACCTGAACCATTTTTACCTATGATAAGAGTAGTAGGACTTTCTCTTAAATTAATTTCTATCTTTGTATTACCTGTACTTAAAAAGTTCTTCCAACTTATTTTATGAAATATAACCATTAACTATCCTGTACCTCATTATAAAATTCTTTAGTAATATCTTTCATACGACCTTTGTCTAGTTCAGTATCTAAACTATCAATGTAATTCTGTAAAAAAGTTAAAGTATCTTCACCTTGGTCTACAACATTGACATCAGCACTTGCGTTAATATTAAAACTATCTTCTATAACATTAACTTCGTGTGTATCTATTTCATTATGTAATCTGTCTATAAATTGACCAAACATATTTGTATCTGTTTTTTCTTCTACTATAACTTTAATATGTTTATCTTTGTATTGTGATATATCAATATTAGAATAACTTTGTTTTGTATCATTGTATACTATCTTTTCAAACATAGTAATAGGATTAGGCACTCTTGTTAGTTCTCTTGTTTGTGTATCAAATATATGAAAACCTTTAGGGCAGTTATAATCTGACCAAGTTATTTCATATTGAGTACCTAAATAATATATTGTTCCGTTGTCTGACTTTCTATGAAAGTGTCCTGATAATACTTTTTCAAAACGATTAAATTGTTGCATTTCTAAACCGTGTTCATTAATATGTCCTTTGTGCATTTCAAAACCTTTAACTTCTAAATGACCCATTGCAATCTGAGCAGTTGAGTTGTCTATTGCATAGATACTTTCTTCTTCAATATCAGGTGCAATCCAAGGTAATAATAATATATCTAAACCATCAAAGTTAACCGTTGTCGGTTTCTCGTATATAAAAGGTTCGTTGACACCATCGTGGGAAGTAATAAGTTGTTGCATAGCATTAATCTCATTTGTATTCTTATAATAGGTATCGTGGTTACCTAATATAATATGAGTATCAATCTTCTTATCCCAAAGTCTCTTCCAAAACTTATGTTGAAAGTTATGTGCCGTGTTATAATTAATAAACTTTCGTCTATCAACTACATCACCTAAATGAATAAGTGTCGTAATATTGTGTTCTTGCAAATAAGGAAAAAATATCTCATCATAGAAACGATTGAAATATTTTATAAATGCAGGACTATCATTACGAGCACCAAAATGTGTGTCATTAAGTAGTGCTATCTTCATTATAATACATCATCAGGAGGCCATTTTGTAGCCTTCAATTTGTCCTTTGCTTTTAATTTTAGTTTCTTTAAATTTTTTAAATCAAACCAAGACTTCCAACCTCGGTCCGTTTTTCTTTCCATTTCTTTAGTCAATACTAACTTTTTCAAGTCTTTGTGTTTCTGCTTTTCTGTCATAGAAAATCCTCCAAGTTTGCTTTTGCCTTTCTTACCCTTTTCTTTGTTGCACCTTTAGTTGTTGTTTTCTTAATAGGTTCACTAGTCTTTTCATCTGTCGGTATATTCTTTTGTAGAAATTCTGTAAATTGATTTTTAAACTCTCTATCGTCACCAGGTTGCAAAGCATAATCATCATAATTTGCGTCTTGGATTAGTTTCTGTTTAATAGTAGTTTGTTTCTTTTCTTTTTGTATTCTTCTCACAAAGGCATAATAAATTATCTGCGTAAAATACGCAAACGGATTGTTTGACTTTTTAGGATTAAAGTTATCCAGATATTGCAAACAATTTTCTATGCCATCTGATATCATATCGTCTCTAAATGTATAATTGATAAAGTTAGGTCTGTAAGACAAATGGTTAGCGATTTTTAAAAAACACTCACCTATATAATTGGTTACTGGTGGGTTCTTTCTTTTTCGTTTTTTTGCCTTCTCACACTTCTCTTTGTATTCAATCATAGCGGCTAGAAACTCTTTGTTATCAACATAATGTTCTTTTTTAGTTGTACTTCTTCTTGCCATAATTATCTCACTATACTATATTTTGTTGTTAAGGTCAAGCTCCTAACTAATTTTGCCGTCCCATATGATAGGTGCTTGACAAGGTGAATTTTTGGTGTTATATTCAGCGTGTCGCTGGTTGCTAGAGAATATATTAAAGAGATACTATTATTAGTGTATCGTCTTATCTTTCTTTTTAAGGTCATCAAAGTCATCAAATATTTCCTCAAACTCTTCTCGTTCGGACGGCGACATCATTTCTCGGTCCATTAACTTACGAGTTCTCTCATTTTCTTCTCGTCTTACTAACTTGTCATAGTTGTTATAATCTACGATAACACTTCTATAACTTTTAATCATTTCATTACTTGCATTTGTTATTGTCAAAATTTTATCTTTAGGTATGGTAACCAATTTATCGTTAGTGTAGCCTGCCCATTTTACTAGAGCAATATAATCTTTGATACCTATGTTTGTTATTTGAGGTACATACTTTACTTCTAAAGGTTTATCAAGTGTAAGTAAAGGTTTGTTTTGTTCGGCGTGTGCAATCTCGCATACAATATCAGTACCATTAATCAACTTAATGATTTTGATTTTAGTAGTACCGTCTGGTTTCATTTCGTTAGGATTGTTAGGCATAGATTACTCCTTTAGTTCTACATTATGAATTTCATAATCAAAACTCTCTTCATTGTAAATATTTATTCTTTCTCGGAAGTGCTGAAGGGTATAATTTTCTTTTTCTCCATATGACACATCATCAGCAATATCATATAAAGTTGCATTTGTTTTGTTATCTCCTAGTCGTAAACCACGACCAATAGATTGTAAGTTTCTTATCCTACTCTTACTAGGACTAGAAAAAACAATATTATGTAAGTTTCGTATATTGATACCAGTTGAAAATGTACCATAACTTGCGACAATAATCGCACTATCCGATTTTTCTGTAATTGCTCTAATTTCTTCTCTTTCATCAGCGTTTACTCCTCCGTATACAAAGAATACTTTTCTTTCAGGATCCTTTAGTCTTATAAGTTCTTCTAATACTTTACCGTGTTTCTCAACATATTGAAATAAACACAATGTATTACCTTGTAGACCAACACATAGATTTTTTATATAGTTGTTTCTACTCTTACTAGCACACAAATAATCCATTTCTTCTTGGTATGTTTTATCTTTTAGATAATCTCTAGCGTTTTTACCGTGTTGTAATATCAAACAATGTATTTTAAACTTCGCTAGTTGTTTCTTTTCTATCAAGTCTGTCGTTTGTGCTACTCTATTGACAGCACCAAATAAACCTTCTAATACTAATTTATGTGTTTTAGAACCATCTAAAGTACCTGTCATACCTATTCTGTATTTGCAATTAGTCATCTTTGTCATTATAGTTGTTAGGGACTGGGATTTAAATAAATGTGCTTCGTCACCAATAACAACACCAAAGTCTGCAAACCACTTTTTAGGTAGTTTATATACAGATTGCCAAGTAGATATAACAACTCTTTTAGTTGTATCTTTTTCGTGTCCTTGATATATTCTATGAATATGTTTTACATTATATCCATAATCTCTAAAATCTTTATACAATTGTTCTACTAGTGAAGTTGTAGGTACAATAATTAATACTTTATTTGCTTTTCTTTCTTTTAATCTTAATAGTTGAAATCTTAAAATCAAATATGCAATCAATGATTTACCACTAGCAGTTGGCGACAATAGTAAACATCTGTCTTCCTGTATTGCGTGATAAAACGCATTGAATTGATAATCTCTAATCTGTAAAGGTATGTTTAATGCCTTACAAAATTTAGCACACTCTATCTTATCTAGTGGTTTATTATTTTCTTTTATTTTTGTAATAACTTGTATATTATTATCTTCACAAAACTTCTTAACATATGGCAAAAGACCATAGTATATTTCACCTTTTGCATATTTAAATAATCTTATTTTACCATCCCAATATCTATTTCTATATTGTGGCATAAACTTATAACCAGGTACTTCAAAAGTAAAAAACTCACTTAACTCTCTACGAATATCGCTCTCAGCGTCTATCGTAAGATACACCTCGTCTTTCTTTTCAATTATAATATAACGATTTACTACCATTTTATTGAAACTTCGTGCCTAATGTCCAACCTACTAGTGATTTTCTGAAACCTGTTTTTACAGGTAATACTCTATGCCATAGACCAGAATAAAATATAATCATTGTGCCTGGTGTAATTTTATCAAACTTATGAAATTTTGTTTTCTTTGGGTCTGGGTGTGGTTCGCAAATCTCTAATTCACCACCAGTATACTCATCATTTAAACATAATGTAAAACTAACTTTTCGTACCGTCTGGTCTCTATAAGCGTGAGTATGTGTATCTTGGTGCCAACCATAATGATGACCTACTCCATAAGTTGTATATTGGAAATCTTCAAACATTTT